CCTTCTTATCTCCTGTGACAGCTCTAAGAAGAATCGAAGGTAATACCTTATCCTTAGTAGAAGGACCTAAGATAATACTGCGAGCAAGATCAGCAGGGAGACGATCCAAAACATCAGAAAGTCTAAGGTATGGACTGGATGGTTGGATACCACCTCGCGGATAAAACGAATCATCCCCTAATTCACGTCCCTTACTAATCATAGATTCTTCAGCATTGCGAAGCATCGTAATGTAACGGTCATAAACTGCAGGAACAAAAGTAGGAGAAGCTCCCTTAGACATCTTACTACCAGTACGAGGATTAAAGGATTCTACCTCAAACTGACGACGCGCAGCATTAGTAAGCTTATTACTTAAGTTGTTCTGAGTAGGTGCATTAAAGACAGGATGACGCGGCTGCTTACCTGCGGCTTTAGCCTTAACAGGATCAGCAATCGATTCCTTAATTTCCTTAGTAACTCTTTCGACAGAATCGTCCACAAATTTCTGAGCTACAGGAGTAAGTGTTCCTGGCCTCTTAGCGGATAGAAATTCTAAAGCTGAGGGATTAGATTTGGCCGCCTGATCAACAATCTGAGCAGACTCATTAATAACACGAGCCTTGGTTAATCCCTCATATTCCTTAGGAGTGATATCCTTATTGAATACATGATCAAGAGTTGCAAACTGAGGATTACTATTGACAGTAGATAACAGATCCTGTAGCCGCTTACCTCTTACAGCTGTAACAGGGACATCTTCAATGACCTTCTTATCAGGCCGAGGAAGCTTAAAGTTGGTACTAATCTTAGGCATCTCAATATTACTAGGCTGAGTGCTAGCAAAAAGAACATCGCCTAATTTCCCAGGAGATAAAGTCTCAGGAGCTTTAGATAGTCCTGCAGGTAAATTATCTCCAACCTGAGGGACCTCCTGAGCTTGGCTTGGGAGGCGCTGGACTGCCTCTGTAGCAAGCGAGGTTGTCTCTGGAGAGCCTAACTCTGCGGTCCCCTCCCCCAGTGCCCTCAAATCTGATAAACCGCTGGCAGATTTACCCAGACCCTTAATAGCGTTCTTTACAGGGCCTGCAGCCACTAAGTTAAGAGGATCAAAGACAAAATCGTTGACAACACCAGGGATAATGTCTCTTAATTCGCCCTTTTCGACAAGCTGCTTTTCAGACTCCGCATAATAGTCAGCTTCCTTCTGACCATAATCACGAAGGATCCTCTTATATTCAGGCCGCTCTGTAATGTCGTTAATGTGCTGGTGCTGCAAAACGTCAATAAAAGAAGTATCAGACTTACCGGAAATTCCTTGCCCGGCCGCCTTAATTACACTTCCAATAGAAGCATTAGGATCATTAAATCCCTCATCAGCAGCACTGGCTACAGCATAACCAGGACGCGACAGGACATCTAAAATCCCTAGTGCAACACTCTTACCCTTTTCAAGGATATTCTTTTTGGGTTTGGGCATACTAATAGGCTCGCTGACATTGAAGTCTGAGCGAGCCTTTTGTAAGATAAGATTAGCGAGATCAGTTTTGCTGGCAGGGCGACTAAGCGCCTGGGCACTAACTCCCAAAGAAGCTAATGCTTGCAGGCGCTTCAGCCGGTCAGCATACTCTGAACTGTAGGACATTATTTACCTACTTAGCGTATAGCAGACTGTAAAGCTGCTGAGCAGCCATCATTAACTTGTTCTTATCTAGGCCACCTGCATCCTGACTTTCTGCAATTAGCTTAGCAAAAAGAGCAGGAGTCATAGGAACTGGATCATCCTTGGATCGAGCATAAATTTCAGGTCGGTCAGACATAGCTGCCTGAATAGCTGAAATGTAATCTTGACCCTGTCCGGGAGCTAACTGATCAGCGAAACTAGCAGTAGACTGCCAAGGATTAAGCTTCTCAGAACTTCCAGAACCAGAAGCAGCCTGACTTAATTCGAGCTGCTTCATCATAAGATCTAAGTTACGATCATATAAGTTGTTCTGATCACCGATGTAATCACGCTGTTGCTGATAACCGAACTGAGCATTAGCTGCATCACGATCATAAGTTCCCTGAGCTAACTTCATCATCAGGTCACCAATAGATCCGGCCGCCTGAGACTGCACATTAGCAATATTAGTGTCAGACTGGTTCATATAATCTTCAAGCTGACGAATAATAGCTTGCTGTGCTTCTCCACCTTCAGACTTAGCAGCTCCTTGCATAGCCTTACCATAGTCCTGCATAGCAAGTTGCTGCTGCTCAAAAGCCTGATTCTGAGCTAATTTACTTTGACCTAACTGTCCTTCTGTAAACGTCTTATCATTAGCTTGCTGAGCTAAAGCTTCCCCAGTACCGAAGGCTTCAGTTCCTAATCTTTGAGCTTCTTTACGCTGAGCAGCTGCATCTGCAGCATACATAGCGGCAATCTTATCACGCTCATCTTCATACATCTGACCAGACTGTTGCTGAGCTGCATCATAAGACTTATTCTGATTAGCTGTTTCCTGGCCCAGATAAGCTGCTAACTGGTTATACATATCGCCAACAGCTTTTTGATTACCCTTAGCTCTACCCTGAGTTGCTGTAGCCTGGCTTCTTAAATTCTGAATAACCGGATCGTACTGCCTATTTACAATTCCCTCAGCCTGATCCTCAAAAGCAGTGGGATCAAACTTAGGAAGAGACATAGGAGAGAACTGAGGATTAGGCGGGCCTTCATTTAAAAGCTTTGTAATTTGCTCCATGATAGCTGACATTCCGCTATCAGAAGTAGTGTCATATTGGCTAGGGTTTCCCCCATTGTATGCTCCCGAAGAATAAGGATTCATACGCTGAGGATTGATTAATTCCTGAGTGTTGAGCATCGGGTTAAAGGGAGCCGTCATAACCGGCTGATTCTTCTGCTGGTTTAACATCCCAAGAATTCCGGGAATCCCAGCATCTCCACCAGTAACTCCTGGCTGAGCGCCTCCACCCAATAACTTCTGCCAGTCACGCTGGTTAATATTAATATTCATTAGAGGTTATACTGTTCTGCTCGGCGACGTACCGCTTCGTTGTAAGCATTACCCTTCTGAACACCTAAGCCGTTATTATACTTCGTAAGTTCCTGAGCTAAGTTGGCTAAATATCCAGCCTTCTGCTTATCCAGGTCAGTATACTGGTTCTGATACTGCTGATTAAGTTCACCTAAAGCTGTGTTATAGAGACCTGACTTAAGAAGACCACGAGAAGCATAGTCATCTTCAAGGTTCTTAGAAGCGTCTCCCTTAGCTAAGCCAATATCACGATAAGTGTTATTGTAGTTAGTCAGATAATCCTGCTGATCTAAGTTCTGATCGGCTCGGAAATCTGCCAGAGACTTAGCAAATGCAGCCACCTGTCGCTGATAAGTAGAGTCACCAGCAAGGAACTTATTAATATCCGGGGCTACAGGCTTAGGAGGACTCGGAGGAACAATAATCTTACTATCCGGACGCCCAGGAGAACTAGGAGTCTTAGATCCACTAGACCTACGACCTACAGCACGGGCATAATTCTGTCCCTTATCCCGACTGTAATTGCCATTACCCGTCTTCCTAGGACGATTGCCCTGTAAAACAGAAGAGGGTTTCTGCGGAGGTAACCTCTTAGGAGGGACAATTGTTTGCTGTCTGCCCTCAGAATCAGCGTTTGCCATTAAACGGTCCTCCCAATTGGAGCGCTTAAGTTAGCAGAAGAAGCATAATCACCCTTCTGCCTTGCCTGCATCCTTCTTAGAATCGCATTTTGCCTTTGCCTGACTTTGTACTTAAGGTCTCTTTCCCTGTAACCCATCTTATCCACAGGGCCGATATTAGGAGCAGAACTCCCTCCGTTATAAACCTTAGAGCCAGCAGCGTAGGCGTTATATCCACCAGCCATACTACCATCCTATCCCTTAGGTCAAGGACTTTGAAACATGTTCCTTGGTGCCAATAATAGTAGTGATAGTGAAGATTCTAATGGGACCAGTAAGAGAAGTCCCATCATAGGACAGATCAAGTTGGAAATTGGCCTGTCGGAATCTAAGTGATTTGAGGAATTTAGCAAACTTTCTTGGAGTACCTTGAGCGTCTGTAACAGTTTGAACGATTACTGGTAAAGTTAAAGGCTGATCCCAAGTATTCAGATTGTCCCAAGTAATAGCAGGATAGCCATTAAAGAGCTGATCCCATGTGACAGCGAATCCTACGATAATAGGCTGTACTGTCCCTGTAAGAGTTCCAATCGTAGTAACATCTACACCCCACCAGAAGAGTCTCTTATAACGATGAGGAACACCAAAGTCATAATTCTTAGTCTTAATAGTGATAGGGATGGTTTCAGAGTTAAGAGTATCAATTACATCTCTGAAACCATAGATAGCGTTACTACTAGCGGCTGAAGAACTCATTAAGTACTGAGGAATAGCATTTGCTTCATCTTTAATAGGTACTGGAACAGCAGGTCCAATATAACGGTTGCCTACTGTTGAAGTATCCCACCTAGTCCAGACCTTAGTCTTAAGACCAAAGAGGTATAGCTTATCCCAATACTTAACAACTAGTCGGTCACCTAGAAGAGTTAAGAAGAAAGGATCAGACCAACCACCAACAGGAGCTGCGTTATTATACATAAGAGGCATCTTGGAGTTGATCTTAGCAAAGTCATAGTTAACTACTTCATAGACACAGTTTTCATGTAAGACGTAGAGAGAGTTTTCATAAGCTACAACACAGTGAGTCGATGAAACACCAATGGTGGAGTTGATATTACGACTAATAGCGTCAGAAGGTGAAGTATCAAAAGCTAGTACGTAAGTAGAGTCTTCTTTAAATAGCAGTAAGTTGTCGTTGTAGACAACAATGTCGACTAACTTCTCTCCATCTCCCTTGTTGATGAAGATAGCATTTCCACCTGGCCAAGTATTCAAATCAGCAGGATCTGAGAATCTTAAAAGAGTACTGTTAGCTCCTGTAATGAGAGGACCAGGAACAATATACATACGTTCTTTATGGATTACAGCAGCTCCACCTTTTGGCATAGCAGCTACAGAAGTCCAAGAAGCTCCAGGTCCAACAAATCCTCCTGGGTTAGCTGATGAAGGAGAAGCAACAATCCAAGCTTTATCATCATACTGAACTAAAGCTGCTCCATCTACACCAGCAGTCCCCGCAATAAGAGACCAAGCTCCTGTAGTGTAATGCCAAATACCTGCAGTGTTCTTACCAATGAGTCTCAGAGTAGCGTTATCAATATAGTAACCAAGAAGTGTCATATGTCCACCGCTAGCAGCCGAAGCTAAAGTAAAGAACGGCGGCCGACCAATATATGAACCATCAAGGTCTAAATCAACGTTAACAGCATCTACTAATTCTGTATCTTGGAGAGCAGTAGGATCTGAAAGAATATTCATCCCACCAACAAAGGGACCTAACCTAATAGGCTCTCCACCACTAGCCATAGTAAAGTCCCGAATCTTCAGGGAGTACAGTAATCGTAGGATAAGTTTCCCTATCCTTACTGTACTCATTTTCTTTCAGAATAGACAAACCAGAGTCAAACTGAGTTGCCTTAACTGCAGCAGCATCCCAGTCTTCATCCATCTCATATGCTTGACGTAAACAGAATTCAACAATACGAGGATGATACTCTAAAGAGAGCGACAGGGAATCGGCACCATTAGCAACTTCTGGTGGCCTCTGAGTATATAGAAGCTTAAATGTTCCAACAGACTGAGGCTTAGGATAGACAAGATACTGGTTCCCCCATCGAGTATAAAGAAGGGGATCACCATTAGCTACTTCATTAGGATCTTGAGTATTTACGTAAGCATCATATTCTTGACGACTTAAGTACCTAAGCTTCAAGTTGTTGTAAAAGAGCTTATTAAGCCCCAGCATATCAGAGGGGAATGTGTAAGAATTAACTCCAGCTACAGAGGGAGCAGTTGCAGTTGCTTGCATTAAATCATTCTGAACTGCAATTTCCTTCTGTGCATCATTAATCCAACGAATCACATCGTCAGAAGTAACCTGCACAGAAGCTTCATCACCAAACTGCCTCTGAACTCTAGTGATAACATCTTGAACAATCACTTAGGAATCACCCGCCCCTTGTGCTTGAAGCTATGCTTCTTTGAACCCACAACAGACTTGATGAAGTCCTGACGTTCCTCGGCCTGCTCCATCTTAATCTTAAGTTCCATGAGTTTTCTAGCTCTCTCCTCAGCTTCAATACGAGCTAAGGGATCTCCATTCTTAAGATCACCATTAAAGAGCCGAGCTAGAACAGCATCAAATCGTTCTAATTCAGATTCTTCAAGGTAGAAGAATACATACTGCTTACCTGTAGTACCATTAATGTGAATAACAGCATAAGGCTTCTTATCAAATGCAGTACGATTCTCAGGTGGAATCCAAGCTAAATGAACTTCTGGATCATAATCACTAATGATCTCCGCAAGCCGGGCAAAGTTCTCATTGACCCAATGCCCGGTCTCGGTAGGAACATAAACAACCATATTAAGTCCTAGAGTCTGCGCAAGCCGCAACAAATGCGTCTAGCGGTGCGTCGTGTAATTCCCATGTTCTATCAGGATCAGAGGGTACGTCAAGGTTGTTATTAAAGTAAATAGCAGCCTCAAACTTATTGTTAGGATGAGCAGGGTTCCAAGTATTCTTCATCCAGTTATAGAAGTTTGTGATCTCTGTAGCCTTCTGAGCCAGAGTCTTATTTGTCTCAGTGACTCCCCACTCTCCAATAAAGAAAGGCTTATTGATAGTAAGGAGATTGGTAAGAGCTGAGTCGTTAGAACCAGAACCCTTACCAGAGTTATTAACTGTTAAGATGGTAGAGATAGAAGGATCGTTAGAAGCTTCAATGTAAGGGTCAATACCAATAACATCAATCTTACTAGGATCAGACCAAGTAATCCAGTCATAAGCGTTGTAAGGACTGTTGTTATCGAAGCTCCATCCACCCATGAGAATGAAAGCATTTCTTAGCAGAGGACGATTCTTGTTGTGAATAATTTCTCCACACTTCTGAACAGCAGCCTTCCATTGTGCTAAGGTAAACTGTCCAGCATTAATTTCTTGCTCAGGTTCATGGAAGCAAGTAATAACTACTTCTTGGTCTACAGGAATAGTATCTAAGAAGTTAGAGAAGTTTCCTTGAGCTGTTAGATCTGTAGCAAATGTAGTCATATTTGTAGGTTTGAAGGATAAGTAACACCTTCTACCCGTACCAGTTTCCTGGCTAGCAGCACTATTCTGCCAAGTTGTAGAAGCCCCGATATTACCTAAGAAGATGCGCCTACAAGTCAAGGGACCGGCAACACCATTTAACGTGTTAAAATTGGTGTTATTGCTTGTAGATGCCCCCATTAGTGGCTTATTATTAGCTACTGGGGGCTGACTAAAAGGGACGCGAGTTAAAGCTAATGTGAATGTATGATAACGACCAGTGGCTACAGTAGTTCCATAGTTACCAGGTGAAGCTACTAATACTCCATTAGGGTGAGCAGTTACTAACCCATCATCTGAAACACACTGATAAGTACCACCAGTACCTACTAAGCTAGCTTCTTTTCGCTTAGTGACTCCACCAGGAACAGTGCTCGTAGAGTTACCAGCAGAAGCACGCTCAGAGTGAATGTAAAGGAATACTGGGTTATCCGTACCAGGAGTAATAGCAGGAATTACGTGGTTGTTAACAACTGTACCCCCACCAGTAGTGACAGGCGGGTTTGTAGGAGTAGTAGCAGGTAATACGTCATCTACACCTCGATAAGCAACACCAACACAAGACATTCGTTGGGCTGTATCTGTAGTAAATGAAATGCTTCCCGTCTCTGTTCCATCATACTTACGTTTAATAACTAGAGTCTTGAGGTTAGTTCCATCGCTGTAAGGAGATGCCCCTACATGAGCGAATCCTACGGGTAGTGACATAACTGAGGTCTGTAAGCCAGACCAGATAAAAATAATTTCATCGCCAACAGCAGGAGCTACATCAAAAGAGGCCCAAGCTACAGTGAAGCTAGTAGCACTATCAACAGAGCCAGAAGTAGAACCAATAAATTGAACAGGAAGTAATCCTCCAGTAGTTCCACTAAAGGTAGCAGTTAATGGAGGTAATGTTGCGGCTACAGCCCCCATACGACCAATAAAGCCGTTGAAAGAAGCAGATAACGGAGGCAGAACTGCATCCAAAGTACCTGTTCTTGGAGGAACTCCACCACCATTAAAGAACAAGTATCTACGGTTATTCAGAGATCCATAGGCAATACCGATAGTATCAAGGTAAGCCATTTCTAAATCAGATAGGCTAGCCTTAGTAATACCAGTTAAACTGGACCAGTAAGCTCTCTTATGGTCTTGAAGAGTATATCTATTTACAGGAGTTAAACCACTTAGACCTGAGTAGTATTTAAATTCTAAGTCACTGATGGTTCCAGCAGATTGTCCTGTAGCTGTCTTATAGAAAGCAATCTCAGCATCAGCAAGAGTAAGCATATTAGCTCGCGGGCATCGTAATAGAACCGGAGTTGATAGTAACAGGCTGACCAGAAGTAATCGTAGTACTATCCAGGTTAATCATCTGTCCTGAAGTACCTACTCCACCATCCATAACACCTAAGCCAGTTCCTGCAGCTTCAGTACTAGTTAAAAACCTAGCCCAACCTGCAGTACCACTGTTATTAGCCAGAGGATCGTTAACAGCAGGAGTAACATCTAGAGCTGCCGATCCACCAGAAGCAGCTGCAAAAGAAGGATCAGAAAGAGTAAACTCAGCTAATAAAGTTCCGGTAGGGGCAGAACCAGGACCAGCAGGCTGAGAGCCAGAATAGATACGTAATACACCAGGACCAGAGCCACTATCAATACGCGCTGTAATGGCATCAACTGCAGCATTACGAGCCGCTGAGTCAATAATAACGGGCATAATTCCTCCAGATAGAACTCAGGGCCCAGGCCAATGAAGACCTGGGCCCTGTTGTTTAAGGGGTATTAATTTAGAGGTTAGCCCTCAGTAATATCCGCCAGAACAGCGTGAGTATTACGACGGTGCGTACCCATCTCACAGTACTGGTACATAGTTCCCTGGTAAGCGTCGAAACCAATAACGCGCTGCAGGTTAGAACCATCACGGTTCATCCAAGACCAGTCACTCTCACGATACCACTTAATGGACTTCTCATTAACAAACTGAATCTGTCCATAAGGAGCATCCACGTCAACAACAATCGGAATCTCACCATTATCAGTGGTGAAAGCGAGGCCCTTAAAGCCACCCTCGAATTCCTGAGTGTTAACAAATCGACGATCCGTCTTAAGCAGGTTGTAATAAGCGCGACGGACACCAAGGCTAGTTAAACCAACCGTAGTATTTCCACCGTTCTGACGAACCTGATCGACAGTCTGGATCATAAGAGCTTCAGTTAATGCACGAGGAGTTCCACCGTTGGCATTAACAACAGCCTTCCAAACCGGTTCAACAGCCGGGTCAATATTGTACAGAGTACCAGTAGTCTTGATAATAGAAGCAAGACCAGTGATCTCTCGGCTAATATTACCCTTACGAACAACTACGTCCGTAGCAACGATAGAAGCAGATCCATCGGCGCCAGAGTAAGTAATAGTAGCCGCAGGAGCAGTTCCCGGAACAATGTTAGTAATCTGTCGGTCACTAACTCGAACAGTAGTAAGGTCTGCAGCGTAGATATCAATCTGCATACCAATTTCGAGGTACTGAGCATTAGAGACAGTCACAGTGTTAGCAGCATCCGCAGTAACAGTTGCCATAACACCAGTGTTGTTACCGTAGAACTGTCGGTTCATATCCTTAGCGAGGTCTCGCTTAAGACCAGTCATTTCCTCATCGAGAGCAGAGGCAAAAGCCTGGAAGTTACTATCAGCCAGAGAAATAGTCTGACCAGTTAACTGAACTGAACCATATAAGTACTTAAGTCCCACACGGGCCGCAGCAGTCTTCTGCTGTCCCGCACTAGGAAGCGCCTCATTCTCATTACGAGCACCAATACCAGAGTTACGTCCGGTCCTAATCGGGAAGGCGACATAACGTCCACCAACCTCATTAGTAACACCTTCAGCAGTCTTCTCGATGCGCTTTAAACCTACAGTATCATTATTAAGCTGATCCTGTACGTCCTTCTCATAAACTTCCTTGAGAAGGGCAGAAACTGTTGCCAGAGTAGCAGGCATTTCTATCCTCCATTAGCGGCTGCGTTAGCTAGTTGCTGAGCAATAAATGCCCTGCGATCTTGGGGTGTTTTGAGCTTATCCCCTGCATTAACTGCAGGAGTACCTCCACCTGATCCCATAATAATGGGAGCACCAGCAGACGGATTACGCGACTGAGTGAGGATTTCATTAGTAAGTGTTTTCCAGTTAGCTACAGCTGTGTCCATAGACTCCCCTGTAGCATACATACGCTGAAGCACATACTCTTCATTAAAGTCCCCATGCTTTTGCTTGGCTGCCTGTAAATCAGCCTCAACTTGCTGATCAGCCTCTGTTTCCTGCTGCTGCTGATACTGGGCTAGAAGTAACTGAGCCATTTGCTCAGTCATACCCGTAGTTCTCTGCAACTCCTGAGACATTGCCTGATATTCAGGAGTCTGAGAGAAATCATACTCTCCGAGTGGTTCTTCGCCCACATTATTTGCTTGCGGCTGCTGCTGGCCCTGCTCCGCTACTGCTGTTAATACATTCTGTAATCCATAGTGCTCGATTACAGCCTTAACAAATCCCTGGGGATCAGCCTCTAGATTCTGAATAGCCTGCCAAGATTGATACAGGGCACTCGGATCGAGCTTATGCTCAATAAAAGGCTTCCAGGGTTCATATTCGGAGTGTACCTTTTGCAAACCCTCTTGGTAATTCTTATCCCACTTCTTTAAGTGAGGAGTTACCATTCCATGTAAACTACTAGGCAGCTGCTCTAATAATGGGTTCCAAGCCGGATTAATTGCTGGTTCATCTTGTACCGGAGCTACAGGAGGAGTACCTGTACTATCCTGGCCTTGAGATAATCCCGGATCTCCATCATTAATTGACTGTCCCATAATATTGCTACTTTCCGAGGCTGTACACGTGGCCCTGGCCTCTTGTTCTAAGAGTATCTACGGTGTCAAGCCCTTAGTAAGGTTCCGCTCCCCCACCCTGAGAACTATCAGGAGGCATAGGTTCCGGGCCAGGCTGTTGCATATTCTCTGGATTTTCTCCAGACATAGGATCCATAGGAGTTTGTGAGTCAGAAGGTGGCGGCTGATTAGCTTGCTGTTCCGCAATACTCATCATCATCTCAGGAGTAGGCGGTCCACCAATATGCGGAGCTGCAATAGCTTCCATGTGCTTTTGTACGTGAATTTCAAATAACATCTGATTCATAGGATCTAAGGATTCAAAGCTTTGAGACTTACGGAAACGGTTATGCATGTCGATGTGAATTGCGTGATTATCCCAAGTGTTAACAGGAATAATCGGATCAGGAATCTTAGGCACTCCAGTGCGAGGATTAATATTAGGAGCTACAGGCTGGCCAGTTTCTGGGTCAACACCGGTTTGTGCTGCCATAGTCTTCTGCTGTAGATCCTGCATAATCATCTGAGGATCAATATTCGCCATTTTAAGGTTCTCACGGCGAGCCTGAGCCTGATCAATTTGAACCGACTCATAAAGCTTAGTAATACCGCCCATTTCGAGAATTTGCATTCCCTCTTCAGGCCGAATAAACCCAAGCTTCATGAAGTCCATAATTAAGGCTTGTTTTGCGGCTTTGCTTGTAGGTAAGGCCGAACCTGCTTCAACTCTAATATCAGTATTACCGTTGAGCTGAGCGCCAGCAAACATAGCAGAATCAAAACTACCATCTGTACCGGTAATTTTAACGAGCCTAGGAATATCCCAATACTGAGCAACATAAGAGAGCGTATGACGCGCAATCTTTTCAATACCCGCTTCAACGGAATCAATAGTAGTCGCGAGCTTACTATCATCTTGTTCTTGAAGATAGCTAATTGCCGTAGCAGCCGTAACTCCAGGGGGAACCGCTCCACGAGAAACCTCATGCTGTCCAGAGATATCATCCATATCCTGCTGTAATTGCTGGATTTCCTGTAATACATAAGAAGGAAGTCCCTGTAGCGGGATAGGCTGAGGAGGAGTAAAACCAGGCTTATATTCAATAACCTGACCTGGCTCTGTAGTCATTTTCTTAACATCAACAGAACCTGCAGGAGCAGCTAACTGAGGCTTAGCCATACGGTTTTTAGCTTCAATAATCTGACTACGAGTTCTGTTGTACTCACGCTGTACAGGAATTAAGTCATTGATGACAGAGTCTGCATAGAATTGACCAGTAGGAATATGATCAAACTTAGCAAAGCAGTATTCCCCATGCGAGTAGGGGTAATGATCAAAGAACTGAAGCACTAAGTCTTCAGACACAGTGAACATAGCACCATTAGGGAACTTAGGAATTTGCCCAGGCTTGATATAAACTTCGTGGATCAGTACAGAGTTATTGTCATCATTGTTAGAGCCAAGAAGATTCAAGAAGGCATCATCAAGAATCTCATTGTTAGACTTAGCGTTAGGCTTAACTTCCTTACCGTCAAGACTAACCTTATAACGCATGTTGACCCATTCAGGGGTCCGAGTTGAAGAGTGAATCAAGAAAGGCTGATTCTCTAACTCTTCTTCTCGTAAATCAGGGACTAAGACATGAAAAGGAGTCTCAGGATCGTAGCAAATATCTCCTGCTTGTCCTGAAACCTTATCAATAACTGTATTGTCCCAATAAGTCTTTGTGTATCCAGTACCTGTGATACAGGTCCACCACAACGAACGCCTAAGAGTACGCTGAATATTCTTAGCAGCGTACATAGACTCCCAAATTTGTTCCCCAGCCTGAGCAGCAAATAAATCCTTATCCTCAGATGAGGCAGGAATTACACTAGCACTAGGCTTCTGAGAAACAAGCTTAGAAAGCTCCGCACGAATAATAGGACGAACCCTATTAACAACCTGACGAACACGCCACGGAGGAGCAGGAGGAAGGATTAATCGAGTTCCAATCCCCCTAATATCATTCATAATATAATTCTGCTTGCCAAAGTAGAACGCCATATTAAGGTACCACTGACGCTCAAATTTCAGACGGGCATTCTTAGCCTTTGTATAATTACTATTAGTCCAGCTAGCAATAAAGCGGGCCTGATCAGGGGTGAGCTGTGTTACAGCTGCATTAGGGTCCGGAATTATCTCATTAATTCCTGGTACCGAAAGCCCTGAGGGCCTCTGCATCATCTGAGTCATAAATGGCATCCCCTAAACCAGGATTTTCTCCATGAGTTTCAGCCCATCTCTGAGCCTCACCCCAATCAGACATGTCTACTACTTCAGAGTTTAATCCCGAGACCGAAGAGTTCATCGTCTCCAGTTGCTGATAAGTCAGGGGATCCTTGCTCAGAATCTTGTTTGCCATTGTGTTTATCAGATTCATTTGTTCCGAGATCGTCTTGTTTAAGGCTTCCGTCGACTTCACTACTAGGAACTTCGTTAGAAGCGCTTGCAGCACCATCAACAAGGTCAAAAAGCCCAGAATCACGTAAAAGATTGATTGCGTCATTTAAGGCACGATCCTTTGTATAAAAATCTAGAATTTTCTTTTCAGCAGCTTCTAGTTTAGCTTCAAGTACTCGCGCCTGCTCAGGACTAATATAGCCAAGAGCATTAGCACATTCATCGAAGCAGAAAGTACAGAAGTAGATGACTCCAACATAATCTACAAACATATCAAAATCTACATAATTTCGATCATCTGTAGAACTAGAGCCACAACTAGCACATACTCCCGGCACCTGAATAGGCGCCGAGAGTACGCGAAACTTCGTACTTTCCCTAAGGAAAGTTTCAGTCATTTACTTTTCCCAGTCGTTGGAAGTCTCATAATCAGTGTCAACAGGTTCCGGATCAGGAGTAGTAACCTTTTCCTCAGCTCCAGCATAAGCAGCCTTCTGCTCCATAGCACGAACCTTCTGGTGATCATTATCCCAATCAGCTTGCATCGGGTCAGGATCTCCAGCAAAAGCATCCGTGTTATCTACAGTAATAGTAGCCTCAGGCTCATTTTCTAACTCAGCTGCAGCACTAACGTGAGACTTAGAAGCGTCAGTTTCCTTGAGATAATGCTTCGGAACTAACACAGTACCAACAGACGGAGGCGGGTTATCTAAATCAGGCTCACGTCCTTCACGTGCCGCACGAATCTTCTCGTCACGCTCACGCTCTACCTCATCTAAATAAGGACCACCATCACGCTTAAGAAGACCCTTATTAGCATCATAAAGATCTAACGTGTCCTCTTCAACTACCTCGTTAGGAGTTTCAGACATTACTAATTCCCTTCGGGAGTGGATCCACTAATACTAGGCTACAGGGCTCGTCAACTACCATTCTCCACCCATATATTGATCAGTAGAGATAATATTCCAATCAGTATTCACAGGAGCTAAACCATTTAGTACTTCATCGAACCTGTGCTTATCTGGCAAGACTCCATCAGATCCTAATCTAGGAATCTCATGCTTTACTTCAAAAGGAGCTACAGGGGTGAGATCTGGCATAATCGTGAAGAAATAGCGAAGATCATCCATAGCGTGATCATCCTTCTTATGAGGGATGTCGTACTTGTTATTCTCACGCTCTGTCTGCTTACTAGCCCAAGTCTTCCAACGATAACGCTGGATCTCCCAGATTGCATTAGCACAGTTCCTAGTAATAGTCCACCTAGGCTTACCTGCTGAGTTTAACTGCAAGTAGCTATTAATCTTGTTAATTCCACTTAGGATTTCATTGTTAGCAGGATTAATATAGATACCATGAAGTGCATACTCTGATTGAACTGTGCTTCCAGTGATTCCATTACGTTGAGACATAGCAGGATCACCAATGTACATACCTGGATCACGACCAATAATTTTATTAATCTGTTTAATTCTTGTTGCATGGTCTTGAACGACCATTTCTCTTTCATAGTGCTCAGCAAAAGTAACCACGTTACCATCACTATCCACTCCATGCCAGTGCCAAGAAGTAGGATTGTTAAATCCGTGGTCCCCAGATGCATAAATTTCCCAGTGCTCAGGAATGTCTTTAATAGGATCAATTATGTGAATTTGAGGATCAAAGGTACTGTAGACAAGTCCACCACGCCTAATAAACTTACCCCTAATACGAGCATCTGCCTCGTCCTTAAGAGCAACCTCTAACTTCTTAATCTCAGTCTCTTTTAGGTAAGGGTTCTCATAGGTCTCTACCTCAATAACTGAGATATCGCTACCTATAGGATCCATCTTACCTTTCATGTAAATCTCGTCATACATCCATAACATACCCTGGACTGGGGTAAGAGTCATCCACCAAGAGCCTTCAGTATCAAGAAGACGAAGAAGACATTCAGTAAAAATATCTTGAGGCGGCTCCTCGTCAAAATGTACAAAGTGACGACTAGTACCGGCGAACTTGTCCAACTTCTGGTCATAGGACATGAATTCAACAAACGAACCATTCTCAAAATTGAGGGTTCTTTCGAGTGAATCATAAGCATCCGTCCAAGTCCCACCACGTAGGGCAGACATAGGAGTCCAACGTTTAATCTCAGGCCAGATGATCTTCTCAATACCATTAATAAAGTCAACAGCTACAATACGTCCACGAACTCCACCTTCAGGAATTCTTCTGTATTCATGCTTACCTGTTAACCACATTAAATCTTCGAGAATTCCACCAGTAGTCTTACCGGAACGGTTACCGCCAATGTAAAGTCTATTTCTAGCGGGCGCCGAATGGAAAGCAACTTGCTTGTCATGTGGCACATAACCGTGCATGTTAGGTGTAATTGCTTGCTTCTTAACAGATTCCCCCATAGTGCGAAACATCTCACCAATATTGGGGAACTGTAGCTGCTTAGTTTGCTTAGGCATAATTAAGCCGTAGTCGAATCAATAGCTCCGAGTTTTTCAAGAGCATCAATAATACT